TTTTTTCGTTTACATTCTTGTATAAGATACTTAGCTTCTTCTGTCATACCTCAACATTTTGCGGTACACCCCACTCTATAGGCTCTATCTTGTTTTTAAATAGCGCCATATTAATCTTCTTAAAGTGTTCACATGTAAAAAAGCCAGCCTTACCTCCGCTGTATACCTCTGCAGCAGGATGAGGAGCTTCAAGTATAGTATGTGCAGCTTTGTACATAATATGCTTACCATATTCTTGCGCTTTCTTGCCCCATAATACCCATACAAGGTGTGGCTTTTCTAAAGATAGTTTAGTTATAACATCTCTTGTAAATGGCATCCACATATCTATGTGTGCTGCAGGCATACCTTTTTGTACAGTCAAGGCAGTATTTAACAACAATACACCTTGTTTAGCCCAGCTTTCTAGATTTGGATTTACATCTACATCTCCAAAATCATTTTTTACTGTTTGTATTACATTACGCAAACTAGGACTAACTCTACCTTTACCATCGTTTGCAAAAGCTAGTCCAGTTGCACTACCATCGTGATAAGGATCTTGTCCCAGTATTACAACTTTTACAGATTCTAATGGACACAATTCAAAAGCTCTAAATGTTTTACCCATTTTTGGATAAATTATAGAGCTAGTTATATGATCTCTATGCTGAGCAGTTAGTTCTCTAAAATACTCTGATCTAAAGATAGGTTCTAGCATATTATACCAGTCACCTACTTGTTCTTTTACATTCATAATTTATATTTTTAAGTTATTTACTTTTCCCAACAATTACTTACTGATACCTCTGCTTTCAATAAACCATTCTTAACTATCTCATTAGCAGCATCTTCCATTAACTGCTTCATTAGTCTTGACCAATCTTCTACATAATCATTTTTACATATTGTATCTATCTGATCATGTACAGTCATTACTATTTTAACAGGTAAATCAAATTGTTTAATATGACCACGCATTAATATTAAAGCACGTTTAGTCATATCTGCGCTAGCTCCTTGTATAGGTGTATTTTTAGATGCTCGTTCAATACTACCAAGCTCCATCATAGATGACTTGTTATTCCAAATCTTTGGATACCAGTTACTAAACCACCTCTTCCTATTATAAGGAGGAAATGTTTTAATATACCCATACTTCTTACCATAGTTACCTAGCTTATCTAAGAATCCTTTGATCGCTGGGAATGCTTTGAAGTACTCTTCGATGAGTTCTTTAGCTCCTTCCAAACTGATGTTAAGAGTATCAGAAAGCTTATTAGGGCCCATCCCATAAGCAAGGCCGAAATTAATTGTTTTGACATTAGTTCTAAGTTTTTTATGATTAGGACAATTACACTTTACTTTATTTTTAAAATAAGCGCAATCATCTTCCCCACTGTTTAACCATTGATCACCATATACTAGCTCGGCACATGTGGAGTGTAGGTCCTCATTATTCTTTAGTGCTTCTATCCAAACTGGATCTTGGCTACCATAAGCTATGACATTTAACTCTTGTGAAGAATAATCGGCACTGACAAAACTCCAACCATCGGGTGCAATAAAACAGTTCCTGTATACATTGTCAGCAGGTATCTGCTGCATGTTAGGCTTACTGCTACTTACACGGCCAGTGTCTAGTATTTGGTGAAAATTGGTATGAATTCTATTATCTGAGGACAAATTCTTAAAAAATGCATCACCATAAGATGTACATAATTTCATTGCCTCTTTGTATTCTACATATGTATTTATAAGTGGGAACTTATACCTATGTTTATACATAGCTTTCCCATTTACATTCTCTAACTTAGGAATCAACACTTTAAATACATCTAGAACTTGTTTAGGTGATGTCCATTTTACATCAACCTTTCTTAGGTCTTCTACAGGTGTAAACATATCTGTTTGTAAATATTTAGATACAAACTTCTTTAACCTGTAGTCCTCTGTTAACATTAAATCTAGATTTATAAGCAACATGTCAGCTTTATGTGTGTTCGTTTTCTTTATCTCTTTCCAACTCTCTGTATCTAAATCTAAACCATTATACTCTATGTCAGCAAATGCAGTAACTGCTTTGTTTTCAAGCTCTACCACATTATTTAACTTATATCTTTCTATCAGTGGTAATTGGTGGTCCCTAACACCTAGCAAGTACTTAACATCCTTAGCACCATATATAATTTGACTGTCTTCAAATGGTTGACCTGTCAATCCTATAAACTGATTCCTTACGTCTTTGTTTAGCTCAACGTTTAGGTATTTTTTACAAACATCTTTAAGTCCGTATTTAACACCGTCTTTACCACAGTTTAACACACGCTCAGTTAGAAATGTATCATAAATACCTTCACATTCTATATTTCCCCACCTTTTTATAAACTTATAGTCAAATTTAGCATTGTGAAATACTTTTATAATCTCTTTGCTTTCTAATATGCTGCGCAATGATTCTATATTAACTGTTCTAGTGTCAATCACAAACTGTTTGTCTTTGTCTCCAATCTGAAACATAATCATTTTCTTACATGTGAAGTCAAAGCCCTCAGTCTCTGTGTCTACTCCTAGTACAGTTTTAGTGGAACAATACTCCACCGCATCTTCAATAGTTGCCTTTTGATAATGTGGTGAAAGTAATTGAGTATTGTGTCCGTCTATTAAGTAGATCATTCTCCGTAGTATTGTCTACCATACATTTCAGCTCGTGTGTCTATGTATTCATTGTATTCCTTGTCTACTTTCCTAATCTCCCGCATTATAGACTTGCCTTGTAATATACTGATAGTTTGTGAATCAAAGATAAATTCTTGCTTGTCTTGTAACTTAGCTTGTAAATATGCTTTGATAAAATCTTCTGAAGTGCCATCTTGCACCATTTGATAAATCCATTTCATTTTTCCCATGATAATTGTGTTTTAATTGATTAGTTAATTTATTAGTCCATGATATAGTTTTGGTTGCTTATTACAGGCATTTCCTCTATACCACTGTCTTGTTTATATTTTGGTATTGATGGTTTATTTCCAAACATAAGCTGATAACCTATGTCAGTGTTGATTATTTTTGGAAGTTTAAATTCAGTTTCTACTCTTTCTCTGACTATCGTTTTACCCTGAAATTTAATTTTCTCTTTTACCATCTTCTTCTTTATAACAATTTGTATTTTGTCGAGATACGTGTTGTATGGTTTTCCACTCATGATTATATATTTAAAATTAAGACTACAAATATAAAAAAATTTGTTATAAAAACAGAAAAGAGGACCCGAAAGTCCCCTTAACTGTTAAAAACACAGATTGCCTTATCTGTAGTCCATATTTTACATCATGTCTAACTGTACTGCCTCCTCAACTTCCACTTTAGAAGTCACTGACTGTACATCGTTAGCTAGAAATACATGAGGTACTTTAGCGTTATCACTAACATCTGCAGTAAATACTATCTTATTATTATAGTAAACATAGTTACCATTGTGTGTGATAGCATCTTTAGTAGATGGATTTCTTTTAACGTCATTGTTCTCTACTTGCCAGTCTTGACCTTCAGTAGTCTCAATGATTCTACCATGCATTCTAAATTCGATAGCTTCTCCTGTTGCAGGATTAACATACGCAGTTGGTTGAGGTACATTTAGGTAGTAAACCTCTCTTGATTTACCTTTTGAGTCAATCTCATTTGTAAACTCTGCTAACGCAATGTCTAACTCAGGTATATCTAGCCAAGCTTGTAAGTGATCTACACTAACTGGTTGCCAGAAATACTGTAACGAGCTATTAGCACCGATAGACATTTCATACATACTTATTATGCCATTGTCAGATGGTTTGCTGTTAGATTTTGCGATTCTCTCC